ACTGGATGGACTAATGATTCTAAGGCTGACACGGAGTTCGGTGGGGAAAGACTCACAGAAAACCTGGCAATCGCAAAGAAAAGTTTAGATCAGTTTGGTACGCCTGGCTTACTTTCACTGCTGAATGAATCGGGACTTGGAAATCACCCTGAGATAATCAGATTTTTCTATAGAGCCGGTAAAGCAATTGGTGAAGATAAGTTTGTCGGTGGCGGTCAAGGTGGTAAGAACTCAGCGAAGTCTAATGCTGACTATGCCGCTTCACTTTATCCTACTCAACAACAGCATTAAAAAGGAGATTTAAAAATGGCTACACTATCAAACACGGCCCTAACCCTAGCGGATTGGGCTAAACGTACAGACCCTACCGGGAATGTACCAGTCGTTGCAGAACTGTTATCACAAAGCAACGAGATCTTGGAAGATGCAGTATTCAAGGAAGGTAACTTGCCAACGGGTGAGCGTGTTGTTATCCGTACCGGCTTGCCTACCGTCTATTGGCGCGCATTGAACCAAGGTATTCCAAACAGCAAATCAACCACGGCACAAGTGGATGAAGCTTGCGGTATTCTGGAAGCCCGTTCAGAAGTGGACAAAGACTTGGCTATGCTGAATGGCAACACCAGCCAGTTCCGTCTGTCTGAAGACCAGGCGTTCTTGGAAGCAATGAACCAAACCCAAGCAACGACCTTGTTCTACGGCAATCCTGGTACAGATCCAAAGCAGTTCCTTGGCCTGGCATCACGTTACTCAAGTCTGTCTGGCGGCAACGCACAGAACATTCTGAGCGCCGGTGGTTCTGGTTCAGACAACACCTCTGTTTACTTGGTAGTTTGGGGTGACAACACTGTTTACTGCCCGTTCCCTAAGGGTTCTAAGGCTGGTTTGGTCCATGAAGATCTGGGCGAACAGACCGTCTACAACTCAGATGGCACCCGTATGCAAGCATTGGCCACCCGCTACCAGTGGAAGAATGGCTTGGTTGTTAAGGATTGGCGTTATGTCGTTCGTATCCCTAACATCGATGTCAGCGATCTTATCTCGCAAAGCGGAACGCAAGAACCAACCGATGCAACTGCGTTGATTAAATTGATGGCTCGTTCACTGTATCGCATCCCCAACATGAGCATGGGTCGTGCAGCTTTCTACATGAACCGTACTGTTCACTCTGGCCTGGCACTTGCTGCTATGGACAAGAGCCAATACGTTCTGAAGATTGAACAAGGTCTCACCCAATTTGGTCAGCCTGATTCATGGTTGAGCTTCCTGGGAGTTCCACTGCGCCGTGTTGATTCGTTGCTTAACACCGAAGCAGTTGTATCCTAATCTAGATAACAGAGGAGAATTAAAATGATCACAGATGCACTTCTACGGGTTTCAGATGCGCAAGCATTAACGACCACAGCAGTTAGCACCAACACCATTGACCTACTTACAGCACGGGACATGGGTGAAGGTGCGGACTTATACTTCAACTTCGCTATGATTACCGCTGCTGTTGGTGGTACTAGTGTAAAATTTGAAGTTATCAGTTCAGCCGCAGCAGCATTGACCTCACCAACCGTTATCGGATCTAGTGATGCAATCGTCACCGCATCCTTAACGATTGGTACAAATGTTGCTGTACGAGTAAACCCTGCCCTGGCAAGTTTAGGGCAACGGTATCTCGGTACGCGATACACCATTGTTGGCACATACAGTGCTGGCACGGTGACTGCTGATCTGGTTACAGACATCCAAGATGGTAAGAAATTCTACGCATCAGGATTTTCAGTAACATAATTTAAAGGAAACTAGCCATGGCTAAGAAATACCTTGTTTTAGTAAAATCATATATCAACAATGCAATTCGTGAGGAAGGCGATGTTGTTGAGTACGACACGAAGCCAGGATCCAATCTTCAACTGGTAGAGGACGATGCTAAAGAAGAGGTTGTAAAGGAAACAAAAAAGAAATAGTTGTGGTGCGTTTCTAGTGTTTATAAAGGGGGATTCGGGAAACCTTTTCCCCCTTTTTTCTGAGGGGAAATTATGGCATCAGAAGTCGATATTGTTAATCTTGCTCTAGCAAACCTTGGAGATAACGCAACTGTAACGAGTTTATATCCTCCAGAAGGATCTGCTCAGTCAGAACACGCTGCAAGATTCTACCCAATAGCACGGGACACCCTGTTAGAAATGCATACATGGGCGTTCACCACCAGACGAGCAACCCTTAATCTGCTGAACATTACAGTTCCTCAATGGCAGTATGTCTACGCAGTACCAAACAACTGGATCGGTTGCATCGCAATCCTTCCACCAGATTCAAATTCAGATTACAGTTCAATATACTCCCCAGTTGATACTCTTGGGTATACAGCCAACAATGTCCCTCTAGTACAGGGCGGCCAATATATTCCACAACCATATCAAGTAGAGTCTGCTGATGATGGCTCAGACATTATCCTTACAAATCAAGAGAATGCGATACTTAGATATTCTGTATCGGTAACTGACACCACAAAATTCACCGCGATGTTCACCATGACCTTGGCCTGGCACCTGGCATCGATGCTTGCCGGTCCAATAATTAAAGGTGATATCGGGGCTGCGGAAGCGGAAAGATGTGCAAAAATGATGTCCATCTATTTACAGAAAGCGAAGGAATCTGATTCTATTGACCGCCAGGTTAAGCCGGGTCATATAGTTTCATGGGTTGCCGGACGATAAGATGCCAAATATAAAGATATTTAAAGGATCTTTTTCTGGTGGTGAGATGTCACCAGATATGTTCGGGCGTATAGATGACGGTAAGTATCAGAGTGGAGTGGCAAAGTGCAGAAACTTCATAGCAAGGCCGCAGGGTCCGGCAGAGAATAGGGCTGGATTTGCCTTTGTAAATGAAGTTAAGAACTCAAACGTAGCGACTCGCTTAATACCGTTCACCTACTCAACCACCCAAACCATGGTGATCGAGATGGGTGCCGGGTATTTCAGATTCCATACCCAGGGAGCGACTCTACTAGCAGGGTCTCCAGCGGCGTACAGCGGCGCAACAGCGTACATTGTCGGTGGACTGGTCAGTTCTGCCGGGATTAACTACTACTGCATACTAGGAACCACCGGGAACGCCCCGCCGAATGCAACTTACTGGTATCCATTACCAAGTATTTACTACGAGATTCCAAATCCATACGCTGCCGCAGATCTGTTCGATATCCACTATGTGCAGTCTGCTGACGTTATTACTTTGGTGCATCCAACGTATCCTCCCAGGGAATTAAGAAGGAATGGCGCCACCAACTGGACCCTACCAACCATTAATTTCACGCCACCTATATCGGCACCAACAAACCCAACGGTAACATCGACAGGGTTTACGGCTCCTGGGAAGTACAACGCATACTACACAGTAACTGCTGTGGGGGCTGACGATATAAGTCAATCTGCTGCCAGTACCAACGCACTAGGGCTTTCATTTAATATCACCGGCATTACTGTTGCCAATCCTGGCGTGATCACAACAGCGGCCCATGGCCTTGCGGTTAACGACCGAGTGTACATATCTGGGATCACAACCGGTCCAACAGCATTGAACGGGAACTTCTACCTGGTTAATACGGTTCCTTTAGCGACAACTCTGACACTAAAAACAGAAGCTGGCGTAGTTGTGTCTACTGCCGCAATGCCGGCATGGGTTGCTGGTGGAACTGTAAAGCTTGCCTTTATAAGATCGAATCTATTCGAGACAGGGTGTACTAATTTCATAAGCTGGGATGCTGTTAGTGGTGCCACTAGGTACAGAGTCTACAAATTACAAGGCGGGATATATGGTTACATTGGAGAAACTGGCGGCCTTTCAATTGTTGATGACAATATTGCTCCTGACCTGGGGGTAACTCCACCAACCTATGAGAGCGCGTTCAACTCGGCAGGCAACTACCCGGCAGCCGTTTCATATTACGAGCAGAGAAGGTGTTTCGCAGGGACTACATTAGAACCACAGAAGATCTGGATGACCAGGTCCGGGACTGAATCAGATATGTCCTATTCTCTACCAATCAAGGATGACGATAGGATCGCATTCAGAGTGGCCGCTCGTGAAGCGAATACGATTAGACACATTATCCCCCTCACTCAACTTCTATTGCTCACATCAGCCGCAGAATGGAGGGTCACATCAGTCAATTCAGATGCGATCACCCCATCAACGATCAGTGTTAGACCCCAGAGTTATGTCGGATCGAGCAATGTGCAGCCGGTGGTTATTAACAATACCTTGGTGTACGCATCATCGAGGGGCGGCCATGTACGCGAGTGCGGCTACAACTGGCAAGCGCAGGGATTCATCACCGGTGACCTTTCAATCAGAGCGGCTCACCTATTTGACACATATACTGTTAACGATATGTGCTACTCAAAGTCTCCATTGCCGTTAATTTGGATGGTATCTAGCACCGGAGATCTGCTCGGCCTTACTTACATTCCAGAGCAAAGCATTGGTGCCTGGCACCGGCATGACACTGATGGGACGTTCGAGAGTTGCACGGTAGTTGCTGAAGGAACCAATGACGTTCTTTATGTAATAGTCAAAAGAACCATCAACAGCGTAACAAAAAGATACATTGAGCAGCAGCAGCCAAGAATATTTCCAGAGCAGAAGAATGCTTACTTTGTTGATTGCGGCGGGATATATGACGGAGCAAATACTTCTGCAACCACGGTCACTGTCAGCGGCGGCACCTTATGGGGTCCATCTGAACCGCTAACAATAACCTCATCAACGGCGCAATTTAACTTCCCATCGCAAGCTGATGTCGGTGACGAGATAGTTATTTATAGCGCGGACGGGGTTACTGAGTACCATCTTTTGATTACCTCGACCACATCAACAACTGTAGCAATTGCAAGAATTGACAAGATATTAGAGGTCGCTTTAAGGAATGTTGCCACCACCGACTGGTCATTCGCACGAAATATAATCACCGGACTCTCCCACATTGAGGGGAAGGTAGTTAATATTCTTGTAGATGGAGCGGTGCATCCACAGAGAACCGTTTCTAGCGGGTCTGTAACGCTCGACAGGGCGGGATCGTACATTGTCATAGGCCTTCCTATCACCGCCGATCTTCAAACGCTGCCAGCGGCCTCTCAGATGGACAGTGCATTTGGCCAAGGACGGTACAAGAATATAAACAAGGCTTGGATCAGAGTCTACAAATCTTCTGGATTATTCATAGGGCCGGATGAGAACAACCTGGTCGAGGCAAAGCAAAGAACTACAGAGCCATACGGATCACCACCGGCACTGAGGTCACAAGAAATTCTAGTGATGACAACTCCAACCTGGGCAGATGGTGGCCAGGTCTACATTCGCCAAACAGATCCTCTACCTCTGAGTATAGTTGGACTGACTCTTGAGGTCGCTGTCGGAAGTTAGTATCCGTATCACTGTTGGTTGATGTTCCAATACAAGAAAAGCGAGGAATAAAATGGCACAGGCTCCAAATTCATTTGGAAGTTTAGTTACGAATCCAGCCGCTGGTGGCGGTGCCGGTGGCGGCGGTGGCGCTGGCGCTATGGGCAATATTGGCGTTGGCATGGCTATCATGGGAATGATCCAGAGCGGGATAGGAACATTCTACGCGGCCAAGTCAGCAAAGAATCAGTTGAAGTCTCAGGCAATGACGTTCGACTACCAGAAGCAGATGTCAGCATTGAACGCCAGGGCCATGGAAGACACTGCCCAGCAGATAATGAGGGCTGGAGAACAGGACATTGGTAGGCTTACTCTTAGGGCTGGCCAAGTAAAGGCATCGTCAAAAGTAGCACAGGCTGCTCGTGGAGGGCAGATTGGGACTGGATCGAATGCTGAAGAGTTGGCATCATTAGAGTTAATGACGCAGACCGATGCTCTTACCATAAACTCAAATACTGTACGGGCTGCATGGGCCGCCAGAACTCAGGCTCAAAATTATGAGGCACAGGCTGCAATGGCCGGGGTGTCAGCATTCGGAGCAAGATCGGCAGCAAGCCAAATAAGTCCATTCGGTCAGGCGAGTACAAATCTTATGTCTTCCGGCGGGAATGTTGCTTCAGCATGGTACAACCTAGAAATGTCTAAGAGATACATGGGCGGTATGTTCATGCCACAAAACTAAGGTGATATAGATGCCACAAGTTCCATATGAACTAACGCAAGGACTCAATGTAGTCAGCCCAGGGATGAGAGAAGGGGTTGATGTTAAGACATATCCTAACCTCCAGGCAGAGCAGATGGTCGAGTCTGGAAGGCAGATGGTATCGTCAGGCACCCATCTGAAGATTATGATGGACCAGGTCATGCTTGACCGCGCAGAAACAAACGCAAAAGATCACGACAACAGAATAGCTGACGAGATTAGGGTGAGAATTTCAGATCCCAATACGGGATACACCGCGCAGTCAGGGAAGAATGCTGTTGATCAAAGAGAGCAATTTACAGAAGGTCTTAATAAATATGTTAAGACATATGTGTCCGGCATTAAAGATCCATTGGAGGCTGGTCTTGTTTCGAGAGCAGCTAACGCCAGACTGCAACACGCATATCAAACTGTAGACTCCCATGCCTTCACCCAAGGCAAGGTCTATAAAGAGTCGGTATTCGTGTCAAGCATGAACACAAGAGCAAATGATATAGCCCAAGCAATGAAAGAGCATTATGACAATCCAGCAACCAGGAACACTCCATCTACACAAGTAACGGCGCTAACCAATGCAAGGAATGCGGAGATGGAAGCACACTTCGCTGATCTCGGTATAGACAAGAATAATCCAATTTACAAGAATGCACTCATGCAAGCAGACACTAAACTTGCTCAAGACATTGTTGGTAATTGGGTAAACCAAGGAAAGACTACTCTTGCCAGGGGATATCTTGATGCTAACAAGAAGCAGATAGATCAAACAGCAATGAACCAGATGACTCAATTAGTTGATGTAGCCGCTCTTTCTAAAGAGTCTGTCGTGCTATCTAATACGCTACCCGGAAGCTTTGTTGATAAGCAGAATAAACTAGACAGCATGTTAAAGAACGAGTCTATAAGTGATAATTTGTATCGCGCCACATCGCAACAAATAAACAAATTAGAGTCTGAATTTAAGCAAAGAACATCTGAAAGCCATGCGAATATAGAATCTGGCGCGTATCAAGCATTAAACAGCAATCCATTTATGAAGA